CGCTGCGCCGGCGCAGCGGCCGTCACCATTCTGATGACCAGTTTCTGCGCCTCCGGCGACACGACTCCGTCCGTCGCATCGGATATCAGCACGGAGTACTCGGCCCATGACCTAGTGGTAAAGCGAAAATCCCCGTCGGAGGGGGAGAGGCAATCCGTCCCGTCCAGGGCACCGGAGCCGTCCAGAATCAGCCCGCCGGCGGCCATCCACTGCGAAAATAAGGATCTGTGTTCAACCACCTCGGCGCCGGCGTACCCGGCCGCGGCCAGTGCCATGCGCACCGCGGCCACGGAGCCTTTGCGGGCGTGCACCGGATAAGATGCCGCCACCGCCGCGCGTTTGGCGCTTTCGGGCCAGGCGGTGTCCCACTCGTCGACGCTGAGCGCCCAGGCTATCCAGGGCAGCGACGCCGTCGGGCAAGATTGCGGATCCCAAAGTGCGCCGATCGGCACCGGCACGTCTTCGATGCGGCTGCATGCCGCTTCGATGGCGGCCTCAGCGGCCGTTTTTTTGTATATCAAGCTATCCATCGCGCAGCGTCATAGTGATGTCGATATCGTCGCAGTACGCCACCTGCCCGTGGTCGAGGAGGATGTCCGCCGTCGGGGACGCCAGCAGCACCCGGGCCACTCCGGGCTGGTGCAATGCGGCGATCAGCCCGGACATGGCCACGTCTCGCCCGAAGCGGTGCTGATCGGTGACATACATCGTGACCGCGGCCTCGGCCGCGGATCGAACGACCTCCGCGTCCGGTCCGGAGAAGAGGACCAGCTCGGCAGCCACTTGGTATCTGACCACGTCCGCCGCTCTCACCGTGACGCCATCGCACAGCGGCCGAACCGTATCGGCGTCCAGGGCCTGTTCCACTGCGGCCAAAATATCCGCCGCCGGAGTTCCGTCGCCAGATGCGGCCAACACAGTGACCAGCACCTCCCCTGGCGCCGGCGACGACACCGCCACATCCTTGATTCCCGGATGCGCGCTCATGGCGTGGAACTGATAGCTGCCGACGCTTCCGGCGGTCGTCCAGCTTTCCGGCGCCATCTGCACCCGACGGCGCAGGGCTGTGTCGCTTTCGAGGGTCTCGGCCACCGGCGGGACGGCCGTCGGGTCTCCCGGGTCGATCACCATCCGCTGGACGCCATACAGGGCCGCCAGATGATCCAGGTCGGAGCCTCCGGCATACGCCAGCATCACCGACTTCGCCGCGTCGTTGACCCTCTGGCGCAGCAATACCTCACGATAGGCGCATACCTCTAGAATTTTGTAAGCCGGGTCGCTTTCCACCAGGGCGTCGAAGGCTGGATCGCGCAGTCTCAGATCAGCCAGCATGGCGGCGAAAATAGTTTCGAAATCCAGCGCTTCGACCACGTCCGGGCTGTCGAGGCTCGCCAAATCAATGGGCGTCGTCATACCACGATCCCCTCAAGCGTCACGGCGCGCCCGTCCACCAGTCGACGGGCCGTAATGGTCAGGCTCACATGGCCGGGGCCGGCCGTCTCGGCCTGCACCCGGATCACCCGGATGCGCGGCTCCCACTTGGTCAGGGCGTCCACGGTGGCGGCATAGATTTGTACCAGCAGCGCGGGAGTCAGCGGAGCGTCCACCAGCCGATAGAGCGTGCTGCCATAGTCCCGGCGCATCACCCGGCTGCCCACAGGTGTTGCGAGGATGTCGGCGATACTCTGGCGCAGGTGCGCCTCACCGGAAAGCCGACGGCCGGTAGCCGCGTCGATGCCGATCATGCCGCCGCCTCCGCCTCGATGTCGCAGGCGTAGCCGCCGCGGTCGATGCGATGGGCCACGCGGGTGACAGTCCATTCCCCGTCCACGCCGCTACGGATCCCCGTGACGATGATGCGTCCCTCGGCCGCCAAGCGGGCATCTCCGGGGCAGGTTAGGCGCAAGGTGGCGCTGCCCCTGGCAAAGGCCGCCAGCTTCGCGCGGGCCGCGCTGTCGGCCGCGTCCCGGTCCGGATAGCGACGACCGATGGTGTACACCGGCTCGCCATTGCCGGCGGTGATCGGCACCTCCAGGGCCGCCGCGGAGTCCCAGTAGCGGGCGGTCACGGCCGGGTACTTGCCCCGTTCGGCGATCGTCACCTCATAACTGGCCCGGTCGTCCAGCCGCCCGATGGTCACGGCCGGCAGGTCCATGCCCGTCAAGCTCTTCGCCTGGCCGGCGGGGGCGAAAATCAGTGTCTTGCCGGCCGGTTTGGCTACTGCGCCGCGTTGGCGCGCCAGGCGGGTGAGAAAATGCAGATCACTCTCGTCCACCTGGTCGATATGGCCGATTGTTTCGGCCGCCAGAGCGGCGGCGCATCCTGGCGCGTAGCCGTGCTCGGACGCGATGGCGGCCACGATGGCGCCGATGGTCGTCGCCTCCCAGCTCCGCGTCCGTGGCCGTTTCATGCTCCGCCGCAGGTCGGCGGCTCTGGCGCGGATCGCAAGCTGCGCCGGCGGGCCGGATATGACCAATTCGTCCACAACAAATACGCCCATGAGCGCCAGCCCCGCCTCCTGGTAGCCCATACTGATGGTCAATTCGGCGCCGGTGCGTGGCAGGGCTAGGCGCCAGTCGCGATCGTCCACCACGATTTCCGCCGTGTCGCCGTCCATGCCGGCCGCGTCACTGATCGTGAGCGATAGCAACCGGTCGGCGATGGCCACCGTCACGTCGATGCTGTCTGCGATGACGCGGAATACAGGTTTCACGTCAGCTCCACAACCTCACGATTTCGGCCTCGGCGGCCGGCGGAAGGTCCGGCAGCACGATGGTCAGGCCGGCGGCGTACACCGGTCCCAGAACCGCCAGCCCGGGGTTGGCCTCCAAAACGGCCTCCACGGCGTCTGCGCTCCGGCCATAGTGACGCCAGCAGATCCAGTCGAGCATGTCTCCGTCGCGAGTTACGTATTCGGTCACTCATCCTCCCCGTAGCGGACCAACCCCAGGACAAAGTCCATGCGCCGCGGCCGGCCGTCGGCCCCGAACACGGTGTCCGTTTCTTCCACCCGCTCGATGCACCATTGTCCTAGGTTGCTGCCGCGGCCATCGACCAGCGCCAGCGGATCCCCGCGGCCGGCAACCTCGCGCATGCGCTCGATCTGCCCGATGCCGCCGAGATAGTGCGGGTAAATAGTGCCATCCAGCGTCATGGTTTCGTCCCCCGGGCCGACGAATTGACGCGCCGGCCGCCGACCGATGCGCTCCTGTGCCGGCCACCGATAGGCGGCGCTGCGCCGTAGGCTCTGATAGGCGGCGGTCGAGACGGAAAACATGTATTCGGTGCCGAGCATCATCATCGCCTCAGTCATAGAGCGCCCCTCGCGAGCGCGCCGCGGCCTCGGCCTCGCGCTGCCGCAATTGGCGGTCCACCTCGATGGCTATCTGCCGCTCGTCCTGCCCCGGCGCCGCTACGATGGTAATCGGCGCGTTGACTCTGGCGTCCACCGTGGTAGCGCCGGCCGGCATTACAGGCGTCATGACGGGGCCTTGAGGTTCGGCCCCCGGGACCATGCCGGCGTCCTGCGTTCTCGCGCCGCCGATTACCTCGGGCGGCGAGGCATTGGTGGCGGCAGTGACATCCGCTGGCCACACGCCGTCAGCGAACATCGCGTCGCCGATGGCCGCCGGGCTCGAAGGCGGACGCTCCGACCCGCCGGCCACCTTAGCCGCAACAGATTTACCGAGGGTCACAATCTTCTGGCCCGCCTTGAAAAGGAGACCCAACGGGCTCTTCTTCCAGACAGCCGCCAGATAGGAGACGCCCTCGGCAAATAGGTTTTTGAGCCACTGCCACAGCCCGCTGAAAAATTCCCCCACTCCACCCCAGGCACCGATTATCGCGGCGACCGGCTCGGCAGCCGCCGTCCGTATCCCGCCCCACAGAGCCGATGCGCCGGCGGCAACCCCGTCCCACAACCCACCGAAAAACGCCTTAATCGGCTCCCACACCGCCGTCACTCCGGCGACCACCATCGCAGCCCCGGCATGAATACCGCCCCACAGAGCCGATGCGCCGGCGGCGATACCGCTCCACAGCCCGCTGAAAAATGTCCGGATCGGATCCCAGAAAGTGACGATTAAGGCCGCCGCCCCGCCGATAGCCGCCACCACGATGCCGATGGGATTGGCCAGCAGCGCCGCGTTAAAGAGCCAGGTGGCCGCCGCCGCCGCCCCAAGACCGGCCACGAAAACGCCCAGGCCGACGGCCGCGCCGCCCAACAGGCGGCTTACCCACGGGAATCGTTCGGCCAGGTCGCCCATCCAGCCGGCGAACCGGGCCACCGGGCGCAGCACGGCGTTGATGGCCGGCAGCAGCGTGGCACCGATATTGATGGCCAGCACCCCGACGCTGTTTTTCGCCAGCTGCACCTGGTTGGCCGTGGTGGCAGCGCGGTTGGCGAATTCACGGCTCATGCTGCCGGCATAGTCGAGCTCCCGGCCCACCAAGCCAAGGGCCTTGCGGTACTGGTCCAGACTGCCGGTCAGAAGCGATATGTCATCGGCGTACTCCATGCCGAAAAGATCGGACAGCAGCCCGGCGCGGGCCTGCTTGTCGATGCCGGCCACGGTCGAAAGGAACTTTTCCAGGGCCGCCTGGCCGTCCTCGGCGATGGCCGCCTCCATCTCCCCGGCGCTCATGCCGATGGCCGCCAGGGCCTCCTGGAACTTGCCGCTCTGGCGGGTGGCGGTCTGCAGCTTGGTAAGCATGGCGTTGATGGCCGTTGCCGCCACCTCCGGCGGCTTCCCCAGGGCGATAAAGGCGTCGCCCAGGGCCGCCACCTGCACCGCCGAAAGGCCGAATTGCTTGGCCGTGCCGCCCACGCGGGCCAGCACCGGCACGATGTCGCGCGCCTTGGCGGCCGTGTTGTCGGACAGGTGGTTGATGGCATCGCCCAGCCGGTCCATCTCGCCGATGGGGATCTGGTACACGTTGGCCAGCTTGGCCATCGCGTCGCCGGCCTCCTCGGGCAGCATGTCGAAGGCCGTGGCCATCTTGGCCACCGTCTCGGTGAAATCGGGCAGGTCTTTGGCGGCGATGCCGAGCTGGCCCCCGGCGGCGGCGATCTGCGCCAGGCCGGCGGCCGAAATCGGGATGTGACGGCTCATGTCCTTGATCGTGGCGCCGAACTTAACCAGGCCGTCCGGCTCGGGGAAGTCCACCACCTTGCGCACGTCGGCCATCGCGCTTTCGAAATCCATTGCCTCGCCGATGATCTTGCCGGCCCCATAGGCCGCGGCCCCGAGGCCGATCACCTTGTTGCGCAGATCTCCCAGACGGGCCGCGGCGGCGCTCTTGCGGTCCAGTGTCCGAGCCAGGCGCTCCTGCTTGGCCCGCGTGGCGTCCAGGGCGCCGCCGAGCTTGACGTACTCCCCGGCCAGGTCGCCAACCTTTATCCCGGCCTTATCCAGCGATTGTTCGCTAGCCTTTAGCTTCCCGCGCTGCTTTTCGATGGCTGCCGAAAGCCGATCCGCCTTAGCCCGGGCATCGGCCATCGCCTTGGCCGCCTGCGATGTAGGCGGCCCCGAGGCCAAGACTTTTTTCAACTGGCCGATCTCGCGGTTGGTGGCGGCGAGTTGGCGACGGGAGACTTCCAGCGCCGCCCGGTCCTTCTCCACGCGATCGATCAGGACCCGCTGCGCGCCGAGGCTCTTGATCTCCGCGCCCAGATTGATCAGCTTCTGCTTGGCACCGCCGACCGCGGCGGAAAACCTGCCCGAAAGGCTGCCATCGATGACGACGCCCAGCTTGATATCCTTAGCCATGCGTCCTCACCGCTTGCGCCGGTAGATGTCGATTGCTTCCGTGGTCCATTGCACCAGCTCATCCAGGTCCATGTCCATCAGATCGCCGTAGCCCCACCGGGTGTAGCTGTTGAGCACCAGCACGGCCCGGCGCGCGGCGGCCGGGGTCAGGCTAAAAAACCCCGGTAGGCCTCCTGCAGCCGGCCGTAGTCGGCCAGGTCCAGCTCCTCGATCACCGCCGGCTCCACCTCGCAGAGCGAGGAGAACAGGCGGATCTCGCGCTCGGCGTCCCCTTTGGCGGCCTTTTCCGCGGCCAACAGGTCTCGCACCCTGGGCCGCCGCATATCGATGCGCTCTATTCTTCGCCCCCCGATCTCGACCGGGGTTTTTAGATCAATGATCATCGCTTACGCTCCGATCGCTTCGCGGATCTGGGCCAGGCGGTCCGTTCCGTCGATAATTTCAGTCATGTTGGGCACGTCGATCTCGATGAGCGTGGCGCCATCGCTATCGTACTTGTAATAGCTGCATGCCACGGCGATTTTCATCGTCGTTTCCTCGCCGGACTTCCAGGCGCCGCCGTCGATTTCGCGCCAGCGCCCGCGCAGGGTCACCTCCACCGGCGTCACCGTGCCGGAGGCGTCGTCGGCCTCCAGCGCACCCTTGAAACGTAAGGCGACGCCGGCGTGGTCCACCACGCCCCAGAGCTTGAGCACTTCCTCGCTGTATTCCTTGAGGGTGAACTCGCACTCCAGCTTCTCCATGCCCATGTCGATCTCGATGGGCGCGTTCATCCCGCCGCCGCGGTATTCCTCCATCTTGCGGGTCAGCTTGGGCAGCACCAGCTCGGCCACCTTGCCCGCATAGCCGCGGCCGTCGACAATCAGATTAAAATTCTTCAGCACCCTCGGAATCTCAGCCATCAGACCACCTCCTCAAAATAGTCGTCCACCAGGCGGCTGCGGAAAGTCACATGCTCTGCCGGCGCCGGCGGCGTGAAGTCGAAGTCGAAATATACCTTGCCCGCGGCCAGGTTGGCCGGAGTATTCAACTCGGGGTCGGCCCAGCAGGTGCCGCCGAGGATGGCGCCCGTGGCTTTCAGGTGGGCGAGGTAGGCGTTGACCCCCTCCACCACGTCCTGCACGTAGGTGCGGGTGATGTTGCGGTCCACGGCCCACAGGTGGGCGCGCAGCAGGCTCTCGTGGATCATGTCGGCCGTGCGCACGACCGAGAGAAAAGCCCACTTGGGATCCATCGACAGAGTACGGTTGCCCCAGAGCCGATAGCCGTCCTGGCGGATGATGGTGGCCACGTTGGCCTCGTTGAGCAGGTTGGCCCGAGCGTTGGCGTCGCCCAAGGCGAAGGCCACGTCGCGCGTGGTGCCCACGATGCCGTAGATTTCCCGGTTGCTCGGGCTCCACCAGAACCCGCGCTCCGCGTCGCTCTTGGCGATGATGCCCGCCACGCGGGCGCTGGCCGGCTGGGTGACGATGCTGGCGTCTTCGTCGAGCACCTTGACCCCCGGGTCCACCACGTACACGCGCTTGGAGCCAAAGTCCCCGGCCCATTCGATGGCGTCGGCGTCGTTGGTGTCCGGCCCGTCGGCGATGACCACGGCCCGCAGTCGGTCGGCGATGCCCAGCAGTTCGGCCACCACCGGGTTGGCCACGCTGGCGATGCTCGCCGTGGCCTCGGCTCCGGTGCCCCCGCCGCCGCTGAACGCCACGGTCGGGGCGGTGGTATAGCCGTATCCTCCCTTGGTCACGGTGACGCCCGTCACCGCGCCGTCCAGGACGGTCGCCGTGGCCTCGGCCCCGCTGCCATCGCCGGTAAGCACCACCGTCGGTGCGCTGGTGTACCCGCTGCCGCCGTTGGAAACGGCGACGGCCGATACGCCGGAGGGCCGTTCGGATGTGAACCCTGGAGCGCACAGGATGCGCGGGCAGAAGCCCAGCACGCTTTCGGCGCCCAGGAAGCACTGCACCCCCTCGTAGGCCCCGGTAGCCCCGTCGATGCCGCCGAGGATGTTGACCATCGTCTCGGCCTCGGTGACCCCCTCTTCCACCCGCACAACGATCACCGCGGCCCCGGCCTGGTCGAAGATGGCGTCAATGGCATCGGGCAGGGTACCATTCATGTCGCCGATCATATCCAGCTTGGCCGCCTCGGTGCGGTTGCCGGCGATCAGCACCGGGGTGTTCAGCGGAAAGGCCGCGACATCGGCGTCCGGGGCGGTGCCGATCAAGCCGATGACACTGGACCGCACCGTCTGGATGGGCCGTAGGCCGTCGTCGATTTCGATCACCTCGACGCCGTGCAGAAAAGTCTCCGTCATGGCTTATTCCTCCTTTTTGTCCGCCGGCTTGCTCTTGGCGGTCTTATTCTTGGCGTTGGCCTCGGATTGGATTCTGGCGATCTTGCCGGATAACAGCAACCACTTGGCCTGGCGGGCGGTCAGCGCCACCCGGCCGCCGGCCGGGATGGTACGGCCGGCGTCGCGGATCGGCT